TTACAACTATCATTATATTGATCAGATAAGAACACTTGGCGCACAGCTATATTACAAGTGGATGGGCGAGACTTATAGTCTTAATGTTGGTAATATTATTGGACCTTTCAAGGAACAGGATTCTGTACGTGATCTCGTCATAGAGACGCTTCCACATACATTGCAGAAAGTGCGTGATATACGGCCTCATTTGAGACCGCGGACGCGCATTGAAAAAGGGCACGTAATAATGCTCAAAGGTCAGCAGGGCACTTTGCACTTTTCAGAAGGGGGCAATGTCAATAAACATTACTCCAATGTGATGGGTGGTGTAAATGTCTTCCTAGTCAAATATGATGCTATGACCGAGAATGGTGATTGTGGTGCGTTGATCATTAGATCCAATCCAAACAATCAGAAACGCATCCTCGGAATCCACAGTGGCGCTTCTGATGTTTCAGCTTTTTACACTCCCATATATCTTGAAGATGTTGGCCAATACGCTGTTGCGCAAAGTTCCATCATCATCAAGGATAAAGTGGCACCTGTGTATAACTCAGGTGACCCTGGACTGATGCAAACTTCATATTCTGGTACCATATGCCAAACAAGTAATGCTGTTGCAGCATTGAGGCCAAAAGAAGTCGATGGTGTCATGGTCGATCCTATGATTAAGGCTATTTCTGATACAGATATCACTTTTAGTGACACCCTACCAGAATGTCTTAATGATGTGGCAAAATTCACGGTCAATCGTATCTTCTCTTTCATTGACCAAAGTCAGTTGCGTCTGCTGAGTGATGAGGAAATTATTAAGGGCAACGAGCACAAATATGTACAACCTATCAACAGGGGAACGTCACCTGGGTATCCATATTGCCTAACCATGCATGATAAAAGAAAGGCGTTTGGTGAGACTGAATACACTCTCGAAACGGATAAAGCCGCCGAGATATATTCTGATATGCATAGGCTTGAAGAGATGTACCGTGAGAACAGTAGTGATGTCATTTATAGGGACGCACTCAAACCCGAAACACTCCCACTAAGGAAAGTTAAGGTTTGCCAAACACGCTTGTTGAGTTGTGCACCTGTTCACTATACAATGTTATGGCGGAAATATTTTGGCATGTTCACCGGTGAGTTCATGAGGACTAGATTGAACCATGGGGGTATGATTGGTATCAACCCATATTCCACAGAATGGTCTCATTTTGCATCACACATAACTAGGTTTGGCACCCCAATATATGATGGGGACTTCAAGCAGTTTGACAAAAGACAACATCCCGCTGTCTTGAAAGCGCTACTTGATCAGTTATGTTTGAGGCTTAGCCATTTGGGGGACATTGTTATACTTCAGGGCCTGTGTAGGGATGTTTATCAGTCTACTCATCTCGGAGGAGATTCATTCACATGTGGTCAACTCTATGAGAAGAGTGGGTCACTACCATCCGGACATCCGGCAACGAGCGTGTTGAACTCGATGTACAACATGTTTTTATTTCACAGTTTTATATACACCAAATTTGGTGTGAATGACCTTTTAGACGTAGACAACATTTTCTCCTTAGGTGTATATGGAGATGACAACATATGGTCTTTTGATGTGAAACATCAAATAGATGTAAGAGAGATCGTTGATCACTTCAATTTGTATGGTATGACATATACAAGTGCAACGAAGGACGGT